AATCAAAAACCTGACTGGTATAGACGAACTAAACATAAAAGGAAATAATATGCTTGAAAATATTATTAAAGATGACTTGAGAGATGTGTCACAACTATCTAATGAAGAAGTCATGGATAAACTTGATTTAGATGAGGATTCTGCAGAAGCTGTGAAAGCAGCATGTAGTTTTTACATTAGACATAACTTAGGAAAGATGGAGCCTAAGAAAAGACGTGAGTTTAATTTTGGAAGAAGAAGTGCAAGAGTAACTAAAGGAGGAGCATTTTGATTACAGGATCATTTAGAACATCAAAGATCATGAATAAGTCAGGTCACAAGTATGAAATACATTGGACTGAAAAAGGTGGTTTGTTATATGAAAATCGTGATGTAAGAGAATATGAGATAAGAGGTATTACTAATAAAGGTCGCAAGTTCACAGGAACAGGCATATATCTGAAAGGACGAATTGGTCATGTTGTTGATATTGTTCCAAATAGATCTATTGGTAAATTTGAACCATGTGAAGAAATTCATAAAAAAAGAAGAAAGAGGAGAGCTAAGAAAAAATGAAATATATTCTAACATTATTTTATGTATTTGTAGTTGGTTGCAGTAACCAAGTTTTTGATCCTGTAGGATACGAACCTATCTGTGATTTTGATGTTAGAATATGGTCAGATCTTCCAAGAGGTAATGCAGGTGATTACAAGTTAGAATGGCAGGATAGTGATACTCAAACGTTTGGTATAATTAAAGCTAACATTGGACACAACATTGTACAAAAAGTTGCTTGGCAAAGTGATTATGAAGTATATTATCAAGGTGAATGGATAAATTTAGTTAATCAAGCTAGTTATAGTACAGAGGATGGAATTGCTACAACAGTTCTAGGTGTATTTGAAAATTTTATTGGAGACGTAATAACAGTTGCCATTGGATTTAAAGATGAATGTGGTATACAATATCTAGAAACATGTACTGTTGAAGTTGTAAATGAGGAATAGTAATGAAGTATGTATTAGTAAATAAATTTGATGAAATAGTTGACAAGGTAGATTTAGCTAGTAACGTCGGTAAGACAGGTGCAATAACCTATTTTCAAGGTATAAAAAAGATGCCTAATCGAGAAGATTTTGACAGCTTATGGAAAGTTATGACAGAAAAAGAATACGATCTACAATTTAAAGCAACATTGCAAAATCGTCAAATGGGTAACAGAAAGTATGAGTGGTGGAAAGAAGAAGAGTCGTATCTTGATCCTGAAAAATCCTAATTGTTTTATATTTTGATTTATATATATAGATGTAATCGCTCAAAGGAGGATTACAAAGTTGACTAAAAAAGTAACTAATAGGAGAAACAAAATGAATATAGTCATGAAACGTGCAGTCCATCCGGACGAATTTTTAACCCCTTTTGATACAATTTTTAACCAAGTGCAGGAACAGATGTTTCCTAATATGAAAGCAGATTTTGGTATAGATTTTGCAAAAGGTGCATATCCTAAATGTAATGTATACGATTATGATGATAAAATTGGTATCATAGCTGAGATTCCAGGTTTGTCAAAGAACCAATTAGATATCACTGTTGAGGAAGGTTTACTAACCATCTCAGGTGATAAACATGGTTTTGAAGATAATAATGCAAGGATACTCAGAAAAGAACTAAAACATTCATCTTTTAGAAGATCATTTGAACTAAGTGAAGAATTAGATGGCGAATCGGTTTCAGCTGATTTTACTGATGGTCTACTTAGTATAATGATACCTAAAAAAGAACCACAGCAGCCAAAAGCATTTAAAGTAAAAATTAAGTGAGATTAGTTGCAATTAATAATGTTTTATATAAGATAATACAGCAAGTTGATCAATCTAAAGGTTACACTGCAGAGCAGGTTAAAGATCAATACACACTTGCTGATACGATTCTTAACAGTAACGGAACAATGTTTGTTGCAATGAAAATAATCGATGCTGAATGGGAATAGGTTACGAGTGAGTAAAGTGGAGGGTAATAAAAGTTTATGTTTTGTTACCCTCCTGTATATATAAATATATGAAACACAAAAAACAACCTCAAAACGAAAAAAGGAGATTCGAAATGAAAGGTGGTTATTTCATAGATGGTATAGCTTACATGGATTGTAAAATAACAGGTGATCCTGTACCAAATGTAAGTACTGAAGCTGTCTCAGTAGTAGGAAGTAGAGCATTTTTAGCTAGAGTTGATAAAATGTTTCCAACCAAGACAAAAAAAATAGAAAAATCAGGTAGACCAGCAGGATGGCACTTTATGTCTGAGTTTGTTGATAAAGATGGTTCTGTATATCACAAAGGTAAAGAACAACCACAACTTCATGGCACTTTATCACCAACAGTAGTAAAACCTAGAAAAAAAACGAAACGTAGATCGAAAGAACAAATACTTATAGATAGACATAAGGCAAAACAGGCCGCACTCAAAAAAATTAACAAATAGGTACTACTAAATGGGTAAAAAACACCTTAGAGTTACAGCTAGTGTAAATCAACCACTAGATAGAGATTACTTTAAATATAAAAACCAATCAAAGCCAAAAGATACAAAACGACTTACTGAATGTTGTAATACAGATATAGATGAAGATTCAATATACGTAACTAATAAAAATGATTGGCGTCTTATCGAAGAACATATAGAGCAACATTTATTTAATTATCCTTCTGTTGAGACTATGACCCCTATATCTTGTACTACCTGTGGTAGACTATTGAATTATCAAAGTACCCTTAACAAGAAAGCATGGAGAATGTAAATGAGTAAACAAGTATATAAACATGGATACAGTTGTAAACTAGATAGAGTTGTTGATGGTGACACATGTGATGCAATGATAGATCTAGGATTTAATGTATGGATCCACAGTCGAATACGATTTTATGGAGTTGATACGTGGGAAAGTAGGACTAGAGATCTAGAAGAAAAGGAAAAGGGTCTTGCAGCAAAAGAATATGTCAAAGACCTACTTGAAAACTCTGATAATGGAAAGTTTAGTATAATTTCTCATGGAAAGGGAAAGTATGGTAGAGTACTTGGTGAAATTTTTGTAAAAGGTCAAGAAAAATCAGTGAATGAACTATTGAAAGAAAATGGTCATGCTTATGAATATCATGGCGAAAAGAAAAAAGTCTTTGGTAGTTAAATAAGGAGAAAGTTATGAGCGAACTTCAAGAGTCGATCGTGCGGAGTCAAGCACTGTTGATGTTAGCTAGAAACTCAGGAAAAAAACACATACTAAAAAGGATAATAAAAAGATTCTTAAAATGCGTAAAATATTAAAAATTAGTGTATAAGCCGCTTCCAAGGTATGTAACTGTGTCAAAATCAGAGATACATGGTTTAGGAATCTTTTTAACTACTTCTATACCAGCATATTATATTTTAGGCCTGACACACATAGTTGATAATAGATTTGAAGACAACCTGATAAGAACACCGTTGGGTGGTTTCTTAAATCATTCCGAAGATCCTAATTGTATTCTTCTAAGAGAAGAAGAATTTTATTGGTTACAGACATTAAGTGATATAACACAGGATATAGAACTTACTGTAAATTATAACAAATATAATGTAACTTATCTAAAGGAAAAAAATGCCTAAAAAAACAAATTTAGGAGTCATAAAACATAAGACAACTAAGAAAAAAACAAGACAAGGTTATGGTCGAAATACAAAAAAATCCAAGTTAAAGAAATACAGAGGTCAAGGAGGACCTAAACGTAGTAGTAAAAAATAATGTTAATCAAGGGTTATGTTATTTAAGCTGGAGAATAACATGAGTAGTAAATCACAAATAGGTGCTATACCAAAAATTGTAAATAAATTCGAACCCAAAACTGATAATCAAAAAGTATATTTTACTAAAATGAGTGATTTCAATAATCAACTTATCTTTTGTCACGGAATAGCAGGTACAGGTAAAACATATGTCAGTTGTTACAAGGCTTTACAAGATGTATTAAGAAGAGGAACACCATACAATAAACTCATAATAATAAATCCAACAGTAGATGTAGGAAATGAAGATAAACTTGGTTTTTTACCAGGTGAGTTGAGTGCAAAGATTCAACAATACAACGAATCAACCTTTACTATCTTGAATAAAATATTAGGTAAAGAAAAGGCGTCTAAGATGATAAGTGATGGTAAGATTGAAATAACTGTACTAAATTTTCTAAGAGGTGTAAACCTTGAAAATTGTTATGTTATTTTAGATGAAGCTCAAAACGTATCTCCTATGCAAATTAAGACACTCATGACAAGAATTTCAGAAAACTGTAAAATGATAATACAAGGTGATTTATCTCAGTGTGACAAATATAAAACTAATGGAAAAGTAGCTTTTCAGAAGAGTGGTTTCTATGATGCATGGTTTCGATTAAAAGAAGTAAAAGGTGTTGACTTTATGGCATTTACTAGGGAAGATTGCATAAGACATCCGTTAGTAAAACGAATCCTTAAGATGTATGAGGATGAGGGACCAATTGACTTATGAGAAAAAAGCATACAATAGATTGGAAAAACCTTACTAGTATTATTGGTTTCGTTGGTGCATTAGGTGGTGGCTACTATAAACTACAGGAAGATAACAAACAAATGGTACAAGAACAGATTATAATTCAAAAAGCTGAAAAGGCAAGATGGCAAATAGACTCACTTCGAATTGATAGAAAGTTCAAGGAACTCAGGTGGGAAATGAAAGATACACTGAGGATGGAAATAGCTAAACTAAAAGACGAGTTAAGATGAAATATCCAACTATTAAGAAGGTTATATATTGGTGGTGGAAGTACTGGAATTTTTCAGGAGTAAAACAGGAACCAATAGAAACGGAACATGAACATATTAAAATAAATAAAAAATACAAGGAGGTCTACTTTGATAATAGGAATTGATGTAGATGGTGTACTTAGGAATTTTCATGACAGACTTATGTTATTAACAAAAATGAAGATGCCGGAAATTGTACTTAAAAATGAAATTGATCATTACTATTTTAAAGGTGTTTTTGATGTTGATTCTAACTGGTTTAGAAATGTTTATAACAAACAGTGGGGTGAACAACTATTTCAGGAAGCTCCTCCATTCCCATCTAACGTGCTTTATTTAGAAGATCTAATTAATAACAGTAAACACGAATTTTGGTGTATAACAGCTCAGTGGAAAGGTAATGAATCCTATACTTTACATTGGCTAGCAAAACATAACTTAAATTTTAAAAAGGTAATATTTTGTTCAGGTAGGAAAAAAGCTCATGAACCAGTAGATATGTTAGTTGATGATTCAGTTGAAAACTTGAGGGGTTGGAGGATGCATAGAGGAACTGATGACGGATTTATACTCATGGATGCTCCTCATAATCGTGATTACACATATAATAAAAGAATAAAAAAACTTAAAGAAATATCAAAATATATGAAATAAATTGTTGCCTCGTGTTGTTTTTATTGGTATGTTTGTATATGTTAAAAAACGAGATAATAAAGGAGTTACAAATGGAAGAAATTTCATATTTAGATAGTTTACTTACAACAGGTTTTGATGAACCTTATGATCATTCAATAGATACCATCGATCCTGATGAACCTACTGACCTTCCTGGTCCAATTAAACTTACAGGTAATATAGTTGATATTGATATATCAGAACAAGATGAGTTTGTTGAAGGTGGTGAATATAATGGTATTCCTGAAATGGAAGGTACTATGGATGAATTGGAATATTTGATAGATGGAATTGTTGGTGATCCTGAATTCTTAGGAGGAAGATAATGTTATCACAGTTAATAAGAATGGTCGATGAGTTAAACACAACTAACTCTAAAAATGAAAAAATGGATATCCTAAAAAAATATCCTGATTGTAAAATGGAACTAGAATACACGTATAATCCTTATAAGAAATATGGAGTAACAAGTTCACAGTTAATCAAGAAGAGTGATATTATTCATAATTGTAGATATAGTAATCTGTTTAGTTTGTTAGATGACTTAGCTTCTCGTAAACTTACAGGACATGAAGCTATAGGACAGCTAAATGGTTATATTGATGAAATAGATGAAATGTATGCTGATGTCATTTATAGAATTCTTGATAAGAATCTTAAAACAAGAACAGATGCTAAACTCATTAATAAGGTTTGGCCAAACTTGATACCACAGTTTAATGTTGCATTAGCTCAAAAGTTTGAGGATCATAGTCATAAGATAGATTGGAATGAGGAAACTTGGTTGGGTAGTAGAAAATTAGATGGAGTGAGAGTATTAGCTATAAAGAGAGATGGTGAAGTAAAATTCTTTTCTCGTCAAGGTAATGAGTTTACAACCTTAGGTAAACTAAAGAATACATTAAAATATACAGGTAGTATGATGGCTGGTCCTGAGGACGATTGGGTATTGGATGGTGAATTATGTGTAATGAACGAAGATGGAAGTGAAGATTATAAATCAGTTGTTAGTCAGATTAAACGAAAAGATTATACAATTGAGAATCCAATGTTTATTGTTTTTGATCACCTAACATTAGAAGAGTTTGATAATGGTTTTTCTCCTGTGAGTACAGCAGATAGAGTGAAAAGAATAATAGGAGGTGAATATCATAAAGCATTAGAGATGGAAATTATAACTAGTGAAGAACAGGCTGTTGAAAAACTAAACAATGCTGTTGAAAATGGTTGGGAAGGATATATGATTAGAAGAGCTGATGCTCCTTACGAAGGTAAGAGAACAAGAGCTCTACTAAAAATGAAGAAGATGCATGATGAAGAATATACAGTAAAAAATATTGAGACAGGTCCATTTAGAATGATTGATAAAAGTACAGGTTTAGAGAAAACTATTGAAACCTTAACAAATGTGATTATAGAACATAAGGGAAATGATGTATCTGTAGGATCTGGTTTTAGTCTTGATGAAAGAGTAAAGTATTACACAGATCCATCTCTGATAATTGGTAAGGAAATTACAGTACAATACTTTGAATTATCTAAGGATAAGGATGGTATTGAGTCATTGAGATTTCCTGTAGTAAAACATGTATTTGAAGAAGGAGTAAGAACAGTATGAACTATTCATTAATATACAGAGAATGTGAGGATTTTCTTAAATCTAGAAAAGGTCTAGCTAATCCAGCAAAGACAACAGATTTTCCTATATTTGTTAGAGAGTTAGCAGGTTTACTAGCTGGTGTTGCTCATGAACATAAAATATGGGATTATGATGTTGTTAACTTCCTCAAACTAGCTAAAACACATGAATTAAAACCTGTAGACATTTCAGGACAGGTTACGGATGTTGAGGAACTTTTAGATGACAGTATCACAAGTCATCCATTATATAGTTGCCTCGAATATGACTTAATGTATTTTAAGCCAGGAAGGACACAAGTAGGACCAGGTGAATTCTTCCTATGTTTTTTTGATGCTTATTCAGAGTTTGGTATAGACAATCAATCAGGTTTTGATATACAAATAGATGAAGTAAATACTGAACTAAAGAAACATGGTTCAAATTTTACTACTCCAGAGATGTTTGATAAGTATGAAAAAAGTAGTGATGTCCAAAGATTACTAGTTATAAAACCTGTCAGTAATGTAAAAAATCCAATGATAAGATCTAAGTATGCATGTATTGATTTTCGTCAAAATACTTGGAAAAAGGCTTTTGGACACAGAGGTAAAGCAGGTACCTTACATTATCTACTTGATTAATAGACACTCAGTATAATTTAATATATCATTCTGATATTTACTAATAGACACTCATACGATTTTAATATATCATTCTGATATACTTTTATGGTTGTAATATTCAACTGTAATTATATACAACTAAACAAGGAGAACTATTATGTTCAAATCCGTAAAAAAATACTTTGGTAATAGAAAAGGTAACACGTTAGCTGAATTTGCTGTAACAACAGCAATGATGGCAACTTTAGCTACTACAGCTGCACCTAAATTTTCTGGTGTTGGTGAAGGAGCAAAGGAAAAGAAAACCTTAGCTGATATTGACAAAATAGTTAAATCAGCAAATAATTTCTATAATGCAAAAGTAACAGAAGAAGGTCGTGGAAGATTTCCTGGTCAGATTAAATATGACGAACAGATAGGTGGTTATTCTACTTCTGATTTGTTAGAGACTGGTGTTGCTTCATTCTCATCTTATGATGATGAAGAAGGTGCTAAGTGGGTATCTGTATTTGGTACACTCAATCTAGAAGCTCCAGCTCCAAGTGGTAACAATATCAGTATAGCAGAAAATCCTGATAACGATGGTAGCTTTACAGTATCAAACGGTGGAGAGGAATTCTTAGACCAGTTTGGTGGTAACCCAATCAAGACACCATTTCAGGATGGTCATTACATCTATGCAGTTATACCAGGTGGTGGAAGTGGAGCAACTTCTTATTCACCTATTTTATATGTAGCTGATTTAGAAAATCCAAATAACTTCAAAAAGAAACTACAACCATAAGGAGAACTAAAATGTTGAACCAGAAAGGATTTACATTAATTGAATTAATAATGGTTACAATTATTTTAGGTATATTAGCTGCTGTTGCTATACCAAGATATATGACAACAGTCACAAAAGCTGAAGAGGCTGCTGAAGATGCAGTAATCAACACCATTCTAGCTGGTTTAGAAGTTTATGCTTTTGAACAGTTATTGGATAATGGTCGTAGAAGTTGGCCAACAAATCCTTGGGATGCTTTAGATACAAAACCAGCTGGTTATACTACTGATGTAACTGATGCTGATGTAGATGGTGAGTGGACTTACAATACAACAACTAAGAAAATCACACATCAACGTAATGATAATTCTAGAGTTGGTTGGCAATATGATGAAGGTACACAGACAGGAGATAATGCTGCAGTAGGAACTCTCGGATCAAGAGCTGATCTTTAATATATGAAAAACTCTAAAGGATTTACTCTTATAGAGTTGGTTGTAACAATTGTTTTAGTGGGGATCTTGCTGGGTACAGCAATCCCCACTTATAACAAAACTGTTATTCAGTCACAGATACAAATAAACAAGTCTAATATGACTGTGATTAAAAAGGTATTTATACAATATTTTCAAGATAATCACATGACAGGAAATCCTCATTTCCCAAAACAACCTGACAACAATCTCATGGATTCTACTTATCGAGAGTTAGTATTATCTGATGGTAGAACACCAGACATGTTGTTTAGTGGACAGTTGCCATACAATACCAATCATAATCCGTATAGATATGATTTGTTAATAGATACAACTAATGGATTAATAACAAATACTATTATAATAAGTGACACAGATCCTGATAGCCCATCTTACCAAGTTGAAGTTATTGGAGAGATGTAATGAGATATTTATTACTCTTTATAGTAACATTAGTATTCAGTCAAGATTCTACAGATATTGAATTGGATTTAGATGCTATGTGGGAAAATACTGTATGGAATGAGATACAAGATGTTGTTGATGTTGGATATGAAGTAGAAAAAGTAACTGATGTTGCTGGTGTAAGAGGAGCAGAAGCAGAAGATGAAGCTTTAGCATTACTATATTATAGAAGGAGTATGAAGGGTCTATCTCTTCTGGATCTGCAGAAAGCATATGGTAAGTTAATGAATAAAAGAGAAGTAATGATTAAGGCTAAAACAAGCACAAAAAAGATAGACAATTATATTATACAAATAAGAAAAAAAATTAACAATATGTGACAAAAGTTGTATGATATATAATTTGTGTTTTGTATTTATGATTGAATAGAGGATATGCTTAAAGGAAACCTTAAATGAAACACATACTGATAATGTTATTTGCAACTAGCCTTCTTGTTGGTGAAAGCAGATTACCCAAACCAAAAATAGGAAAAAAATTTAATCTAAGTTATTCTGAACTCCCAAGTTTACATGAATTTAAAACTGAAGGAAACATAGTTTGTGAGTTTACAATTAACAAAGAAGGAAATGTTATTGATCCTAAAATAGTTCAAACTTTTGCACCTGAATATAATGAAATAATTTTACAAAAAATATTAAAGACAAAATATAGACCAGCTTTACAAAATGGAAAACCTGTACCTATAAAATATTTACTCCCCATTCAGATACAAAAAAACTAATTGTTTTTAGAAATCATATATATGTATATATAAGTTATTTGAAAGTTATATTTCAAATATTAACCTTAGGTTAAAAAAGGCATCATCTTTACTCCTTTTTGGTGATGCCTTTTTCTTTTGGATAGTACTTATTATTAACCGTGATAGAAGAGGCATATCTAATAAAATGGTTTATATTATTACTAAAAATACTACTAGTCCTCTTCCTTTGGAAAATTTGGTGGGATAATTCATGAATCAAGCAGATAGAAAAGAGTTCGAATTAATACATAATAAGATTGATAATATTACTCAATCAATAGATGAACTCAAAAAAGAAATGGATAAAGCTCACCAACATACAAACGAAAATTTATCATTTATAAAAGAAAACCTTTTCAATCCACATGAAGGGTTATGGGCCGAAACCAAACTCAACTCACAGTTTAGAGAAAACACAACTAAATGGAGAGGAGTTGTTGGTATTGGAGTTATTGGTCTCTTTATTGAAAGAATCTGGAAAATATTTATATAATTAACTGTTGCCTCGCGTTGTTTTAAGGTGTATGTTTGTATATGTTAAAAAACGAGATAATAAAGGAGTTAAGTATGGAAGATATTTTTGAACCAATTAGTGATTGTTGTGGTGCTGATGTACACACAGAATATGATTTCATCAATGATGGTGAATTGTTAGAAATGACCTGTGATGATTGTGGTGATGACTGTGTTGATATTCACTTTGATTTTGATAAATATTGTGAAGATAATGCTGATTTTAATGATGCATTAAATGGTGAGGATTTCTTATAAATAATTGTTGCCTCACGTTGTTATTTTGGGTATAGTTATATATGTTAAAAAGGAGTTATAATATGAATTCAAACTACAAAAGATATACAGACTTTTGGAATCCATCCGATGATAGTTGGGTAGTGGATTCTTTTCTAAATGATGATCAACCTATTGTAAAGAAGGGAAAAGATCATGTTGCTCTAGCTGGTTACAGAAGAGCTATAAGCAACTTTGTAAATATTATTTCAGGTAAAAGTATTCCTGTGACATTCAAAGGAAGAGATAGTTATACAACATTTGATAAGGTAGTTCTTTCAGGTAATATTGATGAGAAAAATTTTGATTTCAACTGTGGGCTTGCTATGCATGAGGGATCTCATATAACATACACTGACAAAACTGCACTAGAAGCTATGCAAGTTATTCTTAAAGAAGAATTAGGTCCTGTGAAGAGAGATGGTCAACCTGCTAATTATAATTTTGAACTAAAGAAACTTGTTAAACAAATAACTAATTACATTGAAGATAGAAGGATTGACAGTATAGTTTACAAAAGTGCTCCTGGATATAGAGGATACTATCAAGCTCTTTACAAGAAGTATTTTGATGCTAGATCAATTACCAAAGCATTTAAGATGAAGATATATGATAAACCAACTGTTGCTAACTATCTTTTCTATATTACAGGAATGACCAATCAGTTTTGTAATTCTAACGATCTTCCTGGTTTGAAACAAATCTTCAAAACAATAGACTTGAATAATGTATCAAGACTCAAGAATACTACAGATGTCGTTAGATTATCTGCTAGAGTTGCAAAACTTATTATTAAAGAAGTTTTGAAGTATAATGATCAAGATGCTAACGAACCTAATCTGAACAAAGCTATGGAAAAATTTGAGCAGAATGATAATACTGAGGATTCTGATATGTTTACTAATGGGTCTCTTTCAACAAAAGATGGTAAGTTAGATAGCACAGCTTCTAATGCCTTTGATAAGGTCAAGAAACTCATAAATGGAGATGTTAAGAAAACTAGCTTGACTGCTAATGATCTTAGTACTATACAAGGAGTTGAATCATCAGGTTCTGAATACAAAGATGTTGAAGTTGAAGGTGTAACTCATAAAGTACTTTTGGTTAAGAAACTTACTCCTGAAATGTTAGAGAATCGTTATTCAAGTAATTCACACTATAATGGACCTGTTAATATACTAGGTTATAGCGAAAAGCATAGTTTTGGACTTAATAGAGTAGAAGATGCAATGAGACTAGGTACAATTCTTGGTAGAAAACTTCAAATTAGAAACGAAGATAGATCTCTAAAATATACTAGAAAAGATGCAGGAAGAATTGATAAGAGATTGATAGCTGAACTTGGATTTGGAAATGATAATGTATTTAGTAAGACTTTAGTAACCAATTTCAAAAAAGCTAGTTTACATCTCACTATAGATTTTAGTAGTAGTATGAATGGACGTAAACTTAATAATTCTCTCAAAAGTGCTGTTGCTATAGCAAAAGCAGCTAGTATGGTTACAAACATAAACGTAGTTATCTCAGCTAGAAATACTACTTGGATGAGGAACAGACGTGAGGCTAAACCTATGATGTGTATATTGTATGATAGTAAAATCAATAAACTAAGTCATATTAGAAAGTATTTTCCTTATCTTCAATCAGCTGGATTGACTCCTGAAGGATTATGTTTTGAAGCAGTCAGTAAACTAATGAAAGAGGGTAACAGCGAAGATAACTATTTTGTAAACTATAGTGATGGACAACCATACTCACCTAATTACAGTGGATACAGAGCTATCAAGCATACTAAGAGAATAGTTGATAACATTAGACATACAGGTACAAAGGTTTTATCTTACTTTATCTACGAAGGTGATATGTATAGACGAGATAAGCAAGACTTTAAAACTATGTATGGTACAGATTCACAGTTTATTGATCCAACTAACATGATGGATGTTGCTAAAACACTTAACAAAGCATTCCTAGGAAAATAATGAGTAAACAATTAGAAAGAATCTATATTATGAGAAAACTTCTTGATAGAGTTGAAGAAGAAATCCACGACCAAATGAATAAAGAAGAAAAAGAAATAGAAGAAGAAAGTACAGATTTTACTCAGTTTACAAATGACAGAGAGGC